GTTCCCCCATAAAGTTTTCCATTGTAAACTGCGAGGGAATAAATTCTGCCCTCCGCGCCTAATGTTGGTGCTTTCTCTACCCAGGCGTTCGTCCCATTCCACTCATACAACTTGCCGTTGGTAGCTGTTCCTCCGTACAGTTTTCCATTGTAGACGGCAAGGGAAAGAATGTAGGTCTCCGCGCCTAATTTTGGTGCTCTTTCTACCCAGGCGTTCGTCCCATTCCACTCATACAACTTGCCGTTGGGAAGTGTTCCTCCGTACAGGTTTCCATTGTAGACGGCAAGGGAACGAATTTGGGTCTCCGCGCCTAATTTTGGTGCTCTTTCTACCCAGGCGTTCGTCCCATTCCACTCATACAACTTGCCGTTAGGATGTGTTCCCCCATAAAGTTTTCCATTGTAAACTGCGAGGGACATAGTGTAAGTCTCCGCGCCTAATGTTGGTGCTCTTTCTACCCAGGCATTCGTCCCATTCCACTCGTACAACTTGCCGTTTTCGGCTGTTCCTCCGTACAGTTTTCCATTGTAAACTGCGAGGGAATAGATGTCAGTGTCCGCGCCTAATGTTGGTGCTCTTTCTACCCAGGCAACGTCGGGATGGTTGTTATCTATACCAAAAACTACCTGTCTGAAATTTGACTGCGAACCCGTACTGCCAGCATTATTCAGAATTGTTAAGTTGAAGCCCTTTTTATTAGAGGCATCAAATTTACTGACAATATCACCGATAACATCGGTTAGAATCGCCGCAGTTTTCACGCGTGCGATAATAGTGAAGTTGCCAGCGCCGAAGTTCAAACTGGACTTGTTACCACAGTTTACTACATCATCTATGCCATCGAAATTCAGCATCCATTTCCCTTTTTCGCTTACCCAGGACGGTCCATTCAATATTCCGTGATTGTTCTTTCCACTCAAGTCCATTAGAGTACCGCCGCCCAGTTTGTCTGCTATCCAACACCCCACGAGTCCGGGTTGATTCATCAATTGTTGTGTTATTGTCTCTCTTCTTAGCGTCACATGCTCCTCCAAAAAGTAACCTATAGTCTTACGTCAGTTTGTTGATAGTAACATCAATCGACGTCAACGGAACTGTTAAATTGTCACAATCGTACCAAACAGCCAGATAGCGAGCCTTTGGTTGAAGAATAGGGGTCATATAGTACCGAGTTGTACCCCCGGAAGTTAAGTCGCAAATCATCGAGTATTCGCTCGTAGCCAGTTGAGTGGGTGCATTCGTAGTCAAAGAAGCGGAACAGAAGCCCCAGAATAAGGTAAAATCTTTTGCGCTTTCATCACCAGCCGCTTGCACACTCTTCACTTCAAGAGTGAAGTCGTGCCACAAGGCATCCCCTAAATCTACTTCCGCAAGATACACATCGGCGACATTGTCAACACTCGTTTGTTGACTACCGACTGCCTGCGATGCCTTGTCATTCAATCTAACCGTAAGAGCGGTACCAGACACTGCATTGTCAATAAGTTCGACAGCAGTCTTAATCGCATTAAATACCGCTTCCTGCTCAGTCGACAATACTGCGGCTAAACTTGCAGCAGATGCTTTTTGTCCCAAGGTCCCTGGCAATTTTCCCGACATAGTCTCAATATCAGATTCTACTGTGCTAAAATCTTTTGTTGAGGCGCCACGCAAGCCATCTCTTAGAGCAGAAAGAGTTATATCTAATTGTGATAAAATACTTGCAAGTTCTGTGACAGCGGGGTCGTTTGAGGCAAGGGTTATGCGAGGGGTGGAAGCAGAAACAACGCCTGCTCCGCCAGGGACATCAACATCCCCTATTTGCAATGTTGCGTTTGCATTCAAATCGTCATGTGTATTCTGTGTTACTTCTGTGGATGCCGTAGATATAATAGACGATATACTAATCCGACCATTAGAATCGGGAATAATTCTATTGTTTGGGTTGTTTGGGTCAATAATTGATACTTCTATCACAGCCTCATTCTGAGGCGTAAGACCCGCTTTAATTTTATCTCGAAAAAAACTAACTAATGACATACTTCATCCCTCTCTCCAGTGCGTTGGAGCGCTGGGGCGTTGGAGCATTGGAGCGATGGAGCATTGGGGCATTGGAGCTCCCTCTCCCCAGTGCTCCATCTCTCCAGTGCCCCATTTCTCCGGACCTACGTATTCTCGAATTCCGAATTCCCAATTCCTCAAATCCATGCTATACCACCTATGTCAAGGTATCCGTAATTAAATACGCCGCATCCGACGCGATGAGTTTTTCATCCTGGATAACACTGCATTCGATAAATTCGCCATCTCGCTTTTCCTCTCTCCAGGTTTTGGTTCTGAATATTCGAGACCGGAAAGTATATAAAAACGAGAAACTGTCAAGTGATGGCGATTGCTCGATATAGGCGACCAGAACATTATCATTCCAAATGTCTGAAATGTTATCTGGTTGCCCGTCCGCCGAAGTATTTTCAATCGAGCCTGCGACAATCAATTTCAAATTCCAAATTGAGTCAGGTGGTTTTCCAAGCGTGATATATTCTTGATAGGTCAAATTCGTGCTCTGAGATTTCAACCAGCGCCTCAACGCTTGCCATACTTTTTCACTCATTAAAATTGTGTTCGGATTGACACCGGCGGTCTGGCGAATTGACGTTTTAGCTGTGTCAACATCCTCTTCAGGGTCCTGACCTGACGCAACATCCCATTTGGTTGTAGGAGTGGCACTGCCACCTACATTTGCGGTGTTTTGTGCTATCGCCTGTACTCTCTTTTCGTACCCAAGCCGAATCCATTTCGTCAATTTTTCCGTCGTGTTTATTCGCGGCTGCACAGCTACGTCGGCATTGTCACAAACTCGATCAGGAAGCATATATTTTAGGGCGTACTCCCTCGCAGAGTAAGTCGCGGTTGTTACATTCCATTCTACTTCGTTCGATTCAGCGCCAGCGGCTCTCAGGGAATCTTTGTCCCTAAGTTCCTCTTTGCCGAAGATGTAATACTTGTCGCTTTCCTTGTTTACGGGAACTACAGGCGCAATCAACTCCGCCACGAACGCCGGGTTCTTGTATTTTATTGCTATATTTGACAACGGTACACTGACGTGCACCGATGATACTTCTGGCATTTAGATTCCTCCTTTCTTTAAAAAGTAGTGATTGGTTACTGGTAATTAGTTACTGGTTACTGGTTACTGGTTACTGGTGAGTAGTAATACCAATCACCAATCACCAATCACCAATCACCAATCACTAATCACCTATCACCAATCACCAATCACTCCCTTGCAAGGACTAACTTAATAACTGGCTAATATCCAGCGGGCATATAAACGCAGTGAAAATATCATTGTCAACAGCCGCCTCCTCTGCTGTTCCTACTCTACCATTATCCCCGTCCTGAGTATATTTTCGGACAGCTCCACTAACATTTGCAATTTCAAGCTCATCGCCGTATGCGATTGTTCCGGCCGCGACCACTTTAGAGATGCCTAATTTTACCACGCGAGACGCGACGCCGGAAGCGGGATAATTTTGGAGAATACCTAATATTCTCCCTGCTCCAGCGGCAGTAGGCAATTTGCATTCATAAGCGCTCGTTCCAACAACAACTACGCTATATTGCGAACTTGAGAAATCTTCGCCCGCTATATATGTTACTGGGAGAACCGCTATAGGACCTGCCATTTTCAACCCTCCTTTCCGTATAAGCGATACATCATCCGAATAAGTTACAGACTACATCGCAGGTTTAAAGATTGTCTTGTTGCTGATGACAAGAACTTTCGGATTGGGTGTCATCAGCAACAAAAAGATTGTCTTGTCCGTTCCGACAACCACTTCCGACAGTTCTGTCGGAACGGACAAGATACTCTATTTTTCCAACTGTTCCGAAGCCACTATGAGAGCTTCGGTATAACCAATCTTGCGTTCTATAGCTATCTTTTCCGCAAGTTCGGCAACATCAATACCATCAAGAGCAAGAGTTTTTTCATTCTCGCTCATAAAGACATCGCGGTATTGTTTTTCTTTTCCCTTCGCATCTTGCTTCCCTCGCTGTTGTGAAAGCTCCGCAAATTGTACGACATTCGGCAATGCGTCGAGTACCTTGAAAAGCAATTCAGATTGTTTCAAGTCTTGCGAAGTTCCATTGTCGCTATATTTTAAAACCTTTGTTTCGTCAAAGGAAAGCAACAACGTTGACAACGCAACCTCTTGAACCGGGAGCACTTTACCACTTTCTTTATACTTAGCAATCGACGCTTTGATACCTTCGACTCGTTGGGTCTCTTTTATTTGTGCGGCGTCTGCTTCCAATTTAGCTACCCGATCCGCCTTCGATTTGAGTTCAGCTTGCAACTTTGCAATCTCTTGCTCAGTTGTTGGTTTCGGGTCATCTGCCATTATTAAACCCCCTTTATTTCGGTCAAAATTTTCGTTGTAACAGGCAATTACTGAAGTGAACACTTCATTATTGAATAATGCTTCTATGTCCGGGAGAGACTTTATCGCCGGTATATCCGCACCCAAAAGCGCAATCGCACTCAAAGTCAGGCCGTATTTTTGTCCTTTGTCATCCTGAAAATCCGCGTAAATCTCCGCCGAAGGACGCTGGTATGCTTTGCTTTTCAATAATTCGTAAATTCGCTTAGGAATATTCTTTATATCGGCATAAAGAACTTGGCCAACTTTCTTAAGTTTATCTATCCAACCAGCCGCGGGATAGCCTTCATCCCTCAGAAACTTCTGGCCGCCATGACCTAATTTCAGGACTGGCTTCACTTGAGGTTGAAGTGAATAGAAATTTGATACAAGTCGGTCTAAGTCAGATTCGGAATATGTTCTCCCGTTGTGGGTCCCTGACTTGAAAAATGGGAAATCCTTGAGCTCAAATGTTTCACTCTTTTTGTCCGTTTCAACAAGAACTTTCGGAATTGGTGTTGAAACGGACAAGACACTCATCATGTCGATTTCGTCAAATTCCGCCATTTTTTCATTTTCGCTTCGCTTCACCCATTTGCCACCTTCGACTTTGTACATTCGCCTGAAATTTGTTATCGCTATCGCCGCCGGGCTGTCTATTCCTTCTGTACCTTTTAGCCCATCAAACATCCGAGCAATTTCGTTCGCTTGCTCTAATGTCAGGTCTATTTTATTTTCTCCGCCGGGTTGGGGCGCTAATGAGCGAAATTGAGGCGGAACATCCTCTATTTTTTCATACGGCATTTTACTCAACTCCTATGAATCGCGAATCTCCCTCTCCCTGAAAACGTCCCTTGTACTCAGCAACGGACAAACAAAAACCCCTCCTACGAGATCTCGTTTTTCCCGCGGGAGGGGTTTATTATAAAGATTGCCCAAAAGCAAGCACAGCAGGGATAGCTAAGGGCGACCATAATTGTACCATATAGAATAACCTAAAAAAATAACATTGTCAAATTATTGTTTGGACAACATTGGACAATTTTTTCCTAATCCTCCTTACGGTTCGTGTTGAAATACTAAAGTTCTGTGCCGCTTCTTCGTCAAGGGCAGCATAACTCCAATTTGTATTCTGCTCTTGCAAGTTGAGCCAAAAAAAATATATTTTCTCCCAAACGCAACTATTCAACTCTAAAATCATCGGATGTTGGCAATGCGTTATGTTTTGAATAGATGATATCAATTCTTGTGGTACTTGCGGAGTAAGATTTTTCATGAAAGTACTCCAATTCTTTTTTTAGGTCAGCATTCTTTTCTCGAAGCTCTTCATTCATCTTGCATTCAGTATCCATCATCTTTTCATAGGTGCTTATCAACATTTCGTATTGTTGGTTTTTCAAGATGAGTTTACTAATTTCTTTTTTTGTAGCTATTTTTCTCCAACAAGCATGACAAAAAACCTGACCATCTTCAATATTCCCAACCCTTTTGCCGCAAAGAACGCAGATATAAAAACTGCGTCTTTTGCAGTTAGCGCATAAGTGTTTGCCTTTTGGAATGATCGCTCCGCATTTCCGGCAGGTTTTCACTCGCGGCGCGGATGGCTGAATGTGCCAAGTTAGTTGTTTCCATAACCGCCTACATGTGGGACGCGAACAACAAATCCTATTTTGCCAACCGCGATAAATCAATCCACATATTGGGCATTTTTTGTCTATATAGGGCATATTCACGAATTACGAATTACGAATTACGAATTACGAGGTCCGAATTGCAAAAACATATCACATTCTCGTATTAAAGTCCCGTCCCAATGATACCATCTTTGAGTTCCGAATGTTGCTTCCTTCATATCAGTAACACGATTCCCCTTTTCATCATACATCCAGGTAACAATCACATAATCACCGGAAGGCTCCAAAAAACTCGGCACATTCTCAAATCGCATGTATGACAGAAAATCTTTTGTCTTTAAATGACTTGTCTCAGTTGGCATATTTTTGATAGTCAATTCCTTAACTCCCCCCTAAACAGTGAAAATTTTCTTAATTAGTTCGCCTTGCCGATAATACAAATATGTTTGTCCGTTGGCCTCTTTTGATTGTCGATTGTTGATTGTTGATTGTTGATTGGTAATTCTTTTCAATCATCAATCGCCAATCATCAATCATCAATCTAAATAGGGGATTTGATGAGTGTCTTGTTGCTGATGACAAGAACTTTCGGAACGTCCCGATTCTCGGGATCCCGCTCCCGTTTCGGGATCCCGTAAGCGGGAAAGGCGGGAGGTGTCATCAGCAACCAAAAGAGTACAAGGGACAAAACATATTAATGTTCCTTTTCTAGAAGAGGCTCTTTAAACCTATTAAATGCATCGCTGTCCTCAAACTCTTTATAATCAGGCGCATATTTAATTATACCCCCGGCTAATTCAAAACCCTCTTCCCAACCATTGCTAACGCTATAACGTTTTCCGGTTATTTCGATAAGGGATTCCGAATCTTCATAATTGAAATGTTCGGCTATGATAAAAGCAATCGGGGAATAAATGGGGTCATCATATCCAGCATAATCCCAATCAAAAGCATCATCGTAATTGTCAACGCGACCGTTATAACTGGATGCTTTTAAATATTCATCATATACTTCAGATGTCGCGGTAAGAGTCTCCATTTCTTGAGTTTGGATGGGGGGTTCTGAGGTGCCTATTAAATATTCCCCTTTGCCAAGATCACATTTGCCTTCAATTGCTGATGTACGCATACGGCACACAAGAACCAGAGCCTCCGAATAACTAATCTTGTACTCAACGGCGATTCTCTCCGCGAGTTCTGATACTTCGATGCCCTCGAGTTCTATTTCGCCGTCGCCGTCGGTTGTGAACATATTTCGATATTGTTTGTCTGTCATACTAACGTCTCCTTGCTAAAACCTGCGTCTGGTTTCAACCCCGCCGGCACCGGCGGAGAAATCACATAATTTAGATTTGATGTTACAGTGCCCCAGTGCCCCAGCGCCCCAATGCTCCAAATTCGTCCCTCCCGTTTCGGCATCCCGAGAATCGGGACTTGCTAAAATAATTCAAGTTGAACTGGACGTTTTTTGTCCTTATTCGGATACACCATTTCAATAGTTACTAATCTAGGCGCCTTTCCAGCCGCTACTCTCTTTAAAACATCAAGAGCTTCCTTTTTTCCTTCTTTTGCTATTATTGGCAACATTTCCAACAACGACTTGTTTTTCATTTTTGTGCAATTCTCCTTGATATTGCTTATACCCATCCTCACCAAGTGAACGTTTTAGCTGTGCCTGCCTTCCTTTGCCCGCAGTTCGCTGACGTTCACGATATTCTTTTGGATGTGTTTCTTTGAAACGCGTATGCCATTCCGAAGAAGGATATCCAAAAACATTACATTTCTTTTTTAGTCGATTATAAAGTTCAACAATCAGTCCGGTAGCTTCAATTATTTCACTCATTGATTGAGCATTTGAAACTTCAGAAACTAAAAAAAGTAAATCCTTGAAATCCTCAGACTGACTAACAATTTTTAGCATACAACCATCACAAACAATATCTGCCTCAATATGCTCACAATAAAGACATTTCAAATTAACGTTCCCTTGCTAAAACCTGCGTCTGGTTTCACCCCCGCTGGCACAGGTTGAGAAATCACATAATTCAGATTTGAGGTCACTGGTATTATGGTACACCTGCAATTATGCCCATTCGGAGGAAACCATTCTTGCCAAACCGGGTCTGACTTCAAATATATCCGTCCGTCCATCTCCCGATGTGTCTGCCGCGTCCGCTCATCCATGATTGCGCTATATTGAAGCGCAGGCACATAATCAGTCACATCGGGGTCAAAGTAAAGGTCGCGACGAGCACCATTGTAAATATCGCTGATGGCGTTTCGGAATACCAAGTTTGTATGGTACTTTTTCATTGGAGTTCCAGGCGGCAACGACCATGCTTTTCCAGTGTATTGAATTTGTGATTGCTCTATCGCCTTGACTAAATCGGTGATAAACCAGTCCTCGTCGATTGCTTTGTACACAATCCGTTGGATTTCATCCACAATGTCACTCTCAATGAACCCTGCTACCGTGAACGCCTTCGATTTGAAACCGGAGACCAACTTGAGCCATTCTGTTTTGGTGATAGGGACCCTACCAATGAATTGCTTCAGTCTTTCCGATGGTGTCGGTGCGAAATCCTCTTGAAAAGTTAAGCGTTGATTGAGTGAGTTTTCCATCTCGGAGACACCCGTTGCCATCGAAAGGAGATAAACTTCGGCAAACTGATTTTCCATCTCAGTTTCTATTTCTTTTGTATCAAGATAAAGATTCCGAACGCTTCGATAATCCTTGTTCTGGAAGTATTCTTTGATTTGGGGAATCACCTGGGCAAGATTTTTGAATAAATTATCAGAGACCTTTTCTGAAATATCCGCAACCCATTTTTCAAGAAAGAATTTCGTTTCGGAATAATCAATCATTGTCGCCTTTTCGTATTCAGTCAATGTGCGGAAGGGAAACGGTTCTGGTGTTTCTCTAAAGGCCGATACTGATTGCTTCGGAAGCCTCGCAACGCTCTCTTCCACCCAGAGCGGCGCTTCTCTGTATTCTTGAAACTTTCTTATATAAGGTTGATTTTTCTGTGGAACATTGAGATAGTCCCTGACCCATTCCTCAGATGGGTCAACAACGCCCGCATCCAAAAGAATTTTGAGAATCTTTGATTTAACTTCGGGGTCTTCTTCAGGTGAAATCATCTGAAAAGTAGGCGCCTGAGCATCAAAGTTATATTGAGTTAATGGGGTTAAAAGTTGTTCAGTAATAAGTGTACTAATACTTGAACCTAAATCCTCCAGAATCCAGATGAATACATCAAAATGCTTCTTTCCAAGCGCATAACTGCCGCGCGAGCCACTTTCGGTATACCCCAATAAATCGGGGACAAGTGCGCCGCGCGTAATCCCTCGATTCATTGTATCAATGGCGACTTTGTATGCATCAGATGCCGTCGCCGATATTTCCAATTGGTCTAAGATTACTCCCATAGGCAAGGTAGCAATCGTACCCGTCTGCAAATGTTCGAGGACATCCTCAAGAGCGTCTATATCTGCTTCAGAAGTTCCTGGCGGATACCATCCGATGGTCGGTGGGAATGGGAACCTCTCTAACCACATTGCATAGAATTTGAGGATGACCGATTTAATCCACCACTCCCGGTAAAATGCCCGGTAATCTGACCTGCCGTATAAATTGTCAAATTCCTCCTGATATGAATACAAAATGAATTTGTCAATTGGCATTCGCTGAATTTGACCACTCACCTGCTCTTGGGCAATGCCCTCTTTTTCGAGGTTGCCGTAAATATCTTGGTAGAAGGTGAAATATTGGGGGTCTCTCGTCTTTAGGGTTGACAAAATTATCTTTCCCTCATAAGTGGTTCCCTTCTCTTTTGAAAGCTCCCAATTTTTTTCTGTAACGCTAAAGCCGTAATCCAGCGCCGACATCAACTGAAATAGATGCTTGTTGAATGTCCCAGCAAGATTTTCAAGATTCCACTTGCAAAATTCCGCCGCGGCAGCATCACTTTTGGCAGAGCTTGCCGGTTGAATTTGCCAGCCCGGGGAGATACGAGCAAATTTTTTGAGCGTCATTACCGACCGCACCTGGTCATCGTGCCGCATTTCATCTATTATCGTGTATGTTTTTTTAGAGAGTAGCGCATCGGGATTGTAGGGCGTAATCCCATATTGAGCGGAGATGTAATCCCCGCGTGCTGTCGATTGGATTGTTAGGTCAGGAGCATCTTCTCTAAAAACTTGTATGGCGGTTTTTAGCTTTTGTATAAAACTCATACGTACTCCTTTCTACAACTCTACAGTTAGTTGTTGGGGTTGTTTAACTTTTCGATGCTTTTTCACTTTTTTGGTATCACGCACAAAGTTGTCGTAGTCTTCTGGTCCCAGAGTTTCCTCTAAAGTACCTCTTAAAAAATTTTGCCCCATAGTAGACTCATAAAAAATAAATAAAGGATGCCAGCGAGAAATACGCTCAGGCGAAATAATCCCTGCAAGCCCACTCTTGGCCGCAATAAACTGCGCATCTCTGAGATTTTGTACTTTTCGGATTATCAAACATTCACCTTCTACACGATAAAAATATAAGGCGTCTTCTTCTAATTTCATATCTCAATCCTTTTGACATCCTTCGAGAATGGAAGTTCATCACAAACAAAGCCCGCTGCACCTCTATGCCCTCCACCTCCATGTCTGACTGCTATCTCAGATACATCTATTGTTTCAGAATATAACCCGATAATCCACTTGTCACCAGTAAACTCAAATGATATCAGTAAAGGATACTGCTTTATTCGTTCCCCAAACGCTTTGCTTCCGCCACGATACATCCCCTGCGCGAACGTCTTGTGCCCTTCAAATGTAGCTTCAAAACCGTAAGCATTGCAATAATCATTGCTTATCATATTGTCGTATTGGACACAAGTTATTCCTCGTTCGATTATACGGGCTATCAATGAACCGGCATTTCTGGAAAGCAATTGTACCCATACTTCATCTGTTGGTTGATGCGAGTATAACTTCATTCCAGTTGTAAAATTCTCGGTTTCCTCATAGTCCCATATCCATCTATCCATATCATCAATTAGTTGGATAGCTTTTGGGATAATAATCTTTGCGTTATCATCGAAGTATTCTGCCTTCATCTCAAGAAGGACAAAATATTCCCATGTGAGCCAGCACCCAGAACGCGCAGAAGTGATAATAGATTCAATGTTAGAATACAATTCGGGATGCTTTTCTCGATGTTCTACTGTACTTTTGTGATGGTCAATTAAGGTAATATTCTGTGTAATCGCTTGAAGTTTTCTGAAATCATCATCATTCTGAACATGAAAATCGACAATATAAATCTGTTCATTTATACTGATTGAATCAAGCGGGAACTCACGGCTATATTCCATTTCAATAAATTCATACGCATCTATCTTTTCGTTACTACTGGTGGAAGAGCGTCGTCTATCGGCCTTTAACGACTTTCCTTCTCGAAAATGATTTATGACCGCACCCGCGGCGCGCCCATCCAAATCATTGTGGTGGAAAACTTTCATTTCTTTACCTCCATTTGTCGAAGTTTTACCCTACTCAATAAATCTACAAGCCACGCTAACCCATCCCAGAAGGGTTGTGTTGCCGCATGCCAGAGTAAGGAATGAAATGGCAAATAATGCTCAATGTCTCTATTCATTCTCGTTCACACCCCCACCTTCTTTTAATAATAAGTTGATATTTCGGGACATCTCATCCATTCGTGCATCATTTAAATAAAGATGGTTCTCAATCCGATAGATTCTCTGATAAAAGTCTGTTTTGTCCCTTGTGCTCGGTAATGCCCCTATTAGTTGATGTGTTGACGAGGCCAACGGACAAACATTAGTCTCCGCTTCTTCTTGCTTCGGGTCAAAAATATTTTTCAATTTCTCATAAAATGTCCGCAAATGCACCTTATCACACCAATAGCCAAAACGATTTGTATGCTCAGGTTTAGCTTCTAAACTTGTGAACTCAGAGCCTTCAACAAAATCGGCTATTTGGACAAAATATCTGTCTTTCTTTTCATCGTAGTTCACAATGAACATCATTTACACCTCCCATGGTGCCCGCGATGTATTTTTTCGTTCCACGTGTTTGCTTCTTAAGCCCACGCTTTTTCTACTTAGCGTTTGAAAGTCATCTCCCAAAAGCGGCCTACTTTTATGTTGGTTGTCACTTGTGGGAGAAAAGCGCAACGCCGCTGGCACTGACCGCTTCCGAACCTGCCACGCTATCGCGCGCGCAATAACAGTATCCATATATCCTTCAGAGTAAATTTTGTCGCCTTTCGATTTCACACCAAAACACTCGTCAATAAACGAAAGACTTTTTACCATCATAAGTTTATCCTCAATGACATCGCTCCTGAGTTCATCCATCATGATTGGCTTTGTTTTGGCATTCGTAATCCAACCAACTTCACCCTGGTCAATGATTTTGCTTCCGACCTTGCCAACTTTTGAAATTTTCTTTGCCCATTCCGCATAATCAATATCAATATGCCGATAGAGATTGGGGTAGAATAATTGATTTTCCAAAGTGTTTATCACTGAATGTCCGTGATTGTTTCTCTCAACAGCAAGCAAAGCGGTATTGTAAAAATAACCTAAATCGGCGATGGTTTTTGCTAATTGTGGTGGCGTGAGGCGTTCCTTCAATTCGGCAACCTCTTCAGCATTATCAAAACGAATTACCGTTGCGGCTGAGAAGGTGCTGTTGATTCCGCCTCCCGATGTATCCGCCGCAATCAAATAACGTTTATCAGGAATTGGCTCATTGTAAATCCTGATTCCATTTGGCATTTCTCTCAGAAAGGATATACCACGAACGAGTAGATACAATTCCTGCAGACTACGGGTATCAAAGAAACTGTTTTCGTCAGAAGCAACGAAACAAGATGAATCGTCCATCGGGTACTCTTGCCATACTTTCTTTTTGAGTTTGCGTCGCTTAGTGAGCCAGAATTTCATCTGCTCCCAGGATAGCTTATGTGTTTGCATCGCAAGCTTTTCCTCCGCGGTAAGCTCTGCTTCTAAATCTTGCCGTTCCTGCTCGCTTTCTATTTTTATCCGATATTCAGGGAAAATGAACCAGGGAAAAAACTTATAGTGAAACGGCTTGCCAGTCGTTTTGCTAGTAGTCGCCAACTCTTTTAAATATGGCATTCGCGAGGGTGTCGTTTCAATAAATACATTCCCGGTTGCCTCGGGAACCGCTTCACTAAGCGCCGCGCCAAGCAAACCTTCGGGGTTGGGCCAGAAGGCAAACTCTGAACAATGGAGATTGTTAATGGTATCTCCTCTACCAAAGTTATCCTTCTGGGCACTGCCGACAAAGAATCGAGAATTAACTTTTTCAAACATTAGTTCACGAACATTATCATATTTTGTTTTGGGACGGAATTTTTCATCTAAATTCGTGTGCGCGAAATTCACAATCCGAAATAATCTCTTGGTCGCTTCAAATTCCTCTGCAATGATAACTGATGAAGTATTCTCCGTTGTAAGACAGTCCCAATAATCGAGCAAAAGCATAAATGTTGTGATGCCAAACTTTCTGGCTTTAATAACGAGCGTCCTGATTGGATATTCATACAACAGAGATTTGTATAATGCCTTTTGTAAGGAATTGAGCACGAATTTCCGCTTTTGTTTCTGCTTGTCGATGATGTAAAAATAGTTTGCCGCGGCAAATTGAAAATCCCAATAGAAACGCTTTTCTGGGATTGATAACTCGTCGATTTGCTCAGCGACTTCTTTCTGATTGTTGTCACTCATCTGGCTCATCAGAAATTTCATCTTCTGTGAATCTCTTAATAACATCGCTGACCAAATCTCGTCCGACAACTGACACTCTTTGGGTTTCTTCCACAATAAGTTTTTCATTTTCGTTTTTCTTGCAAATATCTTGCATTAATTTGTACATATTCAACACCCATTTATCAAGCACCGCCGCAGGAATTTCAGCAGTCGAAATATCTATAATCCTTTGCGCCCCTTTGCTAATTAGCCCTCTGGCATATTTGATACTATCTTCTTGAAAGTCTTTCCATTCATCAATGCGCTTCTGTTCGGTCTGTTTATCTCGATAAGCGTCCCACGCTTCGGCACGCTTTACCCAGTCATAATCAACTGACCACTTCCTGATATGCCCTGGTACTTTCTTAATGCCGTCATGATACTCCTTTAAATTCTTTTTGTAGGCGAGTGCGTAAGCGGTAACAAAATTTCTTTCTGACGGAGGCAGATTTCGATAAACAACGAAAACACGAAAAGCCCTCGCGCTTTCAGTATCTCTTTTTTCCCAGATTTTTTCCACAGTTACACATCCTTAGTTAGAAAAGGTTCTTGCGTTGCTTCATTTATTGGCACATTGCCAGTGAAGTCATAATACCGTCGGCAGCACACATCAGTATAATGACACGAAATCTCCATCCCTACGCACCGCCTCCCGGTCTTTTCGCAAGCAATTAACGTTGTGCCAGAGCCGAGGAAGGGGTCGAGGATTAATTCCTCTTTTAGCGTTGAATTGGCGATTAATAATTCTATTAATTCAACTGGCTTTTGCGTAGGATGCAACTCTGACTTTAAGGGTTTATCAAACTCCAATACACTCGTTTGAAACCCTCCATAAAATTTATGTGTTCCGTCTTTTTTCCAACCGAATAAAATCGGCTCATGTTTATAATTATAGTCAGTCCGTCCCAACACATGATTATTTTTTACCCAAATTAATTCATGCCTTACCTTCCAGTTAGCATCATTTATGCTCATCATCATCATCATTTGATCGCCGCCTTGACAAGCAAACCAATAATAACTTGCAGTATCAGAAGTGAACGAATAAGCATTTACGCAAACTGTTTTCCAAAAAGGATAAAGGTCTTTTAAATCTTGATGGTCATGTTCAATAGGGTCTTGAATACGATTACCCTTATCATATTTATTTAAAAAGGTGTTTTTGTCTGAATATTTTACCCCATAAGGAGGGTCGGTTAAAAATAAATCCGCCTTCTCCCCCTTCATCAACTTCTCCACATCCTCCACCTTCGTACTATCCCCGCACATAACCCGATGCTCTCCACAAAGCCACACATCCCCTGTCTTAGTAATCGGCGTTGTCTCCACCCCCATCGCCGCGCCCACGTCAAACGTTTCCTCTTTATCAATCGGCTTTTGACTGATAATCTGCTTTAACCCCTCTTCATCAAATCCCATATTCGCCAATTCCATCGTTGGCATGGAGGCAATCAGCTTTTCCAACTGCTCAGGGTTCCACTCGGCTAACTCGGCAGAGCGATTGTCGGCAATAGCATAAGCCTTGCAAAGTTCTACTGGAGTGCCTGAAGGTATCCAGGCGACCGGGATTTTCTCAATCCCTAATTCCAGCGCCGCTTCGAGGACACCGTTACCTGCATAGACGATATTTGTGTCCTCAGAAGCAACGAGAGGGCGGCGGATGCCGAACTGTTGGATACTGCGGCGAATTGCATTTTTATTCGGTTGCGGATGCCGACGGGCATTCTCAGGGTCGGGAATGAGTTTGTTGGTATCAAATTCGGTTACTTTTAAGTCCGGCATATTCAATCTCTCCTATAAATAAAAAGAAAACAGATGCCAGACACCATCGAGTTGAACCGTTCCAATATATTCCATCTGTTCTAATTCCTGGTCCCATTGTATCGTTCCGGTTCCTATACAACGAAACTTTCGATGTATAAGTGCATTTTCCGTGTCGATTATCGCCCATATAACAGGGCGGCCTTTTTGCACTTGCACGCATAAAATTTCAGACAGTGAAGGCATCTCAACTGTAAACTCATCAGCGAGAGAAATTTCACATTTCCATATTGTTATCATTTTTACTACTCACTTTCAATAAAGTATTTTCATTTGTAATCTGAATACCGCAAATGTCAAGTTTTTCACGGGCATTCAACAAATTCTCCATGCTATCATCTAAAAGCAATGCTCTTGAAGGATGACAAGCAAAATCATCCAATGCCTTCTGCAAGATGAACGTTTTGGCTGGTAAGCCTGGCTCAACAAAGATTTTTTCTACTGTCCGCCCCCCATAAGCCTCAATCTGAGAGTTCATGTAAGCATGAATCTCATACAGCCCCTCCCAGGTGAGAAGTCCCTTGCCAATACATCGTTGTATAGAGCAAATACAAATATCACACTCTAAATCATTCATAAGCCGAAACGCCTCCAACACGCCAGCTTTAAAGATGAAATCATTGGGCTTCAGAATGTAGTAATAGCGGCTCTTTGGATCAGGGGAATTTTCATTTATTACGCCATCACAGTCGAGGATTAAGAGACTAACTTGCTTTTGTCCTGTTTGGGTTTTTATTATCATTGGCAGTTCCTCTCAAAGTTTTTATAGCCCGGTGGTTAGCCGGGCTGAAACCTGGATAATCAAAGTTGATACGTAATATCTTTTTCTAAAACTTCACAGAAAGGAATATCCTCCAATTCTATACGTTTCAGTGTGTGTATTTTTAAAATTGCCAGCTTAATCGTTTCGCGATTTCGCTAGCATAAAGTACGAGTTACGACTTACGAAATACGAATTACTTTCCTTTTTGAGTAAATTACCGCCGCTATCCCGACGGTAATCTTGTTTCATCGTTTTGTCCAAAAAACACCCCATCCGCGACAGGCGGTTTTTCACCGCAGATAACCACAAGTTCTTGTTTTTTGGACAAGACATCTTTTTGTCCTTTTGACAGAAACTTTCGGAATGAGTTTGTTGGTATCAAATTCGGTTACTTTTAAGTCCGGCATATTCAATCACAAGTTATTCTCGTTATAATTTTGCCTCTAAAACAAATTACCCTGGCTATCTACTAAACCTCTAAAACCACAAACTTTGCAAGTTGCTTTGGCGCTACAACCATCAAATCCATCAAAATAATCGTAGGTATGCCATTGTAATGTCCTACATAAAAACAATCTAATCTTTTTATACACTCCTTTTTTCATTTTACACCTCCCACCAAGGTATTTCCAATCAGTTCAATCTGAGTTCACCAACGATCTGTCTGCCTTCGTCAGGTTTGCCTTGCAAACTTGTGAACTCACAGGCAGGCGCACAGGCAGGCGAAGTATCTAATTAAGGACAAGACATCATAGTTTTTGGCTGCCAACCAACGCCATCCGAAAACAGATGATTTGGTATACGTTTTGCCCAGACAAGCATGAAGGCCACCTCAAACAGGGATAGCTTTTGATAGCTACTGGGGCTTATGCCTTCGCCTACTCCCATTTTACAGCAGCCGAGGGGAATTCAGATACTCCCTTAAATGCTTTAAAATCACCCTATCCCCTTTACAAAGGGGAGTTTAAAATTCGTTACCGTTCTCTTCTTTATCGATCCTTTTTTGGGCATACTTTAGCCACGAAGCTTTATCATCTGTGACAACACCACGCGGATAATTACCTTCGGAACATCCGAATGTGAGTTCTTCTGCTAATCTATCGGCGACCCTCCACCAATAATAAGCATCTTTTTGTTTGTATAGTTCCCCCATCTGCTGTTCGCATGGTAGTATTTGTTCAAGTTGTTCTTGTTCAGCCACTGGGGATATTTTTTCAGCTTGTCTTCGCGGTGGCCATTCCCCCCATGGTGATATAAATCTCATGTTCCTCAACCTCCTTTTTGTCCGTTTCACACCTCCCGCCTTTCCCGCTTACGGCATCTGTTTGTCCGTTGGCCTCTTTTGATTGTCGATTGTTGATTGTTGATTGTTGATTGGTAATTCTTTTCAATCATCAATCGCCAATCATCAATCATCAATCTAAATAGGGGATTTGATGAGTGTCTTGTTGCTGATGACAAGAACTTTCGGAATGTCCCGATTCTCGGGATCCCGCTCCCGTTTCGGGATCCCATAAGCGGGAAAGGCGGGAGGTGTCGGAATGGACAAGACACTCCTTTACAAGAAATTCAAATCACCGTTCAAATTCCATTTCCATTGAAGCGGTGTTTGAGTTGATAAAGCAACTGGCAAAAACTTCCATGCCAGAATATTGCTCCCCTGGCAATCCCTTTTCCACAAAGTATCAACATTGTATCCCCATCTCATCAAATCCTCTGGATACATAGATGATACATGAGTTTCATGAATGTTTCCATCAAAGCAACCTTGCTCATAGATTCCCCAGGGACACCCCAAAATCACCAGGCTAGTTGCCAGCAACTCAAGATTAGCAAGAATTTTCGGAACATCCTCACGGAGAACATGCTCGGGGCCGTGATACCAAATCACAACCGAAAAACTTTTCGGTTCAAAGAATTTCTCAACATCTCTAACATCGCCCAGCACAAAGTGAAAATCCTTGTATTCCGGTCGGGATTGGAGATTTTGGATATTCGGCTCGTAAATCTCCAATATTGTAGTCTGCATCGGATTGAGAAATTCCAAAAACGAAACCCTATTCTTTGATGCACCTATGTAGAGATACTTTCCCGGAAGTAAAAAGGCGATGGGAATACATCTATTGAGTTGTTCCACTCTTGCCTCATAAGATGTTTCTAGCATGATGCTAACGCCCTCCTTTTCTCAAATGGATTCGGTGGCAGCGAATAGAGTTGAGGCGCATCCATTGGCGGATTCTCAAAACTGTGGGGGACTAAAATAGATGCGATGTCTTCAGAAAACACAAGCTGTATATTGATATTTTTTACGCAAGCATGGAGATTTTCCACTTCGCTACGATTATAAATAATATACGCATTGGCAGTAGAGTTGATACATTCTCGATAGAGCAATAGTTGCCCTATGGCCTTATATAAAGTATTAATAGTAAGCACATCTTTCACTTCATATATACAAGTCTCGGTAATTATGTCAATAAAACCGGCCAAACAACGTTTTTGACGTTCAACCTTTATGCCTTTTGATACCAACAAGTCATAAAGATTATCCTCAAGTTTCTTTTCGTTAAAAGTATATTCCGCTTTTCTGTGTCTGCGTCGCCGTGTATTGATGAATCTATTCAAACAGTTCTCATAAAAGAGAGTTACAGCCGGAGCACACAAGAGTCGTTTATGCGTTATCAGTCGTTTAAAGTCATCCAAATCTTGCCCCTCAGAGTCTCGAAGTCAGTACGTTCTTTCAGATATGATTCCTCTTGCAAAAATTTATAAACCGCATCGCTCGGATTTTTCAATCCAGCGGCTTCGGCTATCTCCGTTGCAATCCAACACGGATTACCTCGCCATCGGATGGCGGGAATATCAATTTCCCCAAATGGTGTCGTTGTTAAAACCAACTCGTTCATCTGACACCTCCTATAACACCAGGCACCGGACACTCCTATAACACATACGGCATATTGGGGCATTGTTTAGTAAGCCAATCAAACTTTTTAGTTATTTCGCATAACTCAACTGCAATTTTCTTGAGCACCGCTTGGTCATTCTCTTGATTATACAAATTTTCCAATCCTTGTTCATAGCGACCGAGCAAACATTGCATTTCCACGTAATATCGCTGTTTTACCTCATCAAATTTTTCCATTTCGTTTGACTTCCTCCTTGTTAATTATAAAATAACAACAATTTTTGTCAATGCTTATTTTTTGCAATTTTCATAAGAGCATCTATCCGTTGCTCGTGAAAATCCCATTCTTTCATATTCCCTTTTGTGCGCTTTTTCATTGCCCGCAGTGCCAATATTGACCCCATCGTTACCTGATAAAAATTCCCACTGCCCACACCAAGAAACTCGACACCGCGCGGATATTTACCACTGCGGAGAAGGGAGTTGAGAAAATCAATTTTGCCCATAAATTTTTGTTGCATGTTATCTCCTCTTTTTGTCCGTTTCACAAAAGATTCCGAGTGGGTGTGAAACGGACAAGACAATCTTTTTGTCCGTTTCACAAAAGATTCCGAGTGGGTGTGAAACGGACAAGACAATCTTTTTGTCCGTTTCACAAAAGATTCCGAGTGGGTGTGCCAGGAACGTTCTCAATGACGTAGGGAACGCCAGACGAAATAAGTATTTCCCTGCAAGGGGTAAGCAAATCTGGGTAATCCAACCAATCAATCGAATGGCGGCTTTGATTAAACGACCGCGCTCGCATAAAACGTTGGCACGGCGGACTTGCGTGAATAAGGTCAAAATCACGCAAATTGACCGGCGGATTAAGTGCGTCTGCCTGGATGAATTTGAATGGATACCGCGGCTGAGGCGAAATATCTATACCCAGAATATCAGCAAAACCAGCCTGAAAATATCCCATTGCCGCTCCACCCGCACCGCAAAAAAGGTCTAATAGCCTCATTTCAAAAGCCTCCTGAGATTTTGCTTGATTATTACCTGTGTGAATTGTTGCAGTTCCGCAATTAACAACTTGATTTCTTGTGGTGATGGCTCTGGCAAAGTATGTCCCTTGCTATCTGCACCAATAGTAATTAACGCGGGTTGAGCATACTGCAATAATTCTACAAAGTCATCCTTGTCAAAATCCAATATTGGTTCAACCGTTACCTGCGTCTCAAGCCCACGAAAACGTAATTCGCGCATGCACTCCGCGCGCTCAAACATAGCGGCGGGCGATTTTGAAATAGCTACGTCACGATTTGTTTCAATTGTTGTACATGCGATGCTTTTGGGTGGAAAGCGAAGGTAAAAGTCGAAAAATCGTAAGGGGTTTTTGCTCTGAAAAAGATATTTATTCTCTGGATACTTTCTGCAATGAGAAAGGACACTCTCTATCCATTCGGAAGGCACATTCTCGGCAAACATATCCGTAGAACTGCCAACAAAAATATAGTTGCCCTCACCTAAGCCAGTTTGAAACTCAGAGTTATCCAACTTCAGCGGACCCAGTTTGAACGCGCGCATGTAGCAATAATGGCAATCATGCGAGCAGCGACCCTTAATAGCATTCCATGTATGCGAAACGTGCGCATACATATTGCCTTTTTGTTTATTTAGCCCCATATCTCGCTCCTAAAAAATTCATCAAATGAGAGAAAACAGGGAATACCAAGCCGATTATACATCGGCTTTAATATTCCACTGTAATCATCATCTATTGCCGCGATAAAGTGATAATATTTTTTCTCCTCGTATAGTGGAAGCATTCGCAACCACGTAATATTATCCTCTTTAACTTCATAAGCTGGTCTCAAATCGTCCCTGCCTCGCATTTCAAGCCCATTGCGCAAACCAAAGGGGACAGGAAAATGTCTCTCTCTGAGAGCTGCCAGAGTACCAACCCAACAACGCTTACTTCGCCCGGTTAGATAAATTATTTCAAAGCGATGACTGATTTTTGAGACATTTTCAGACGCGCCAGGCAATATTGGGTCAAGCATTACTTCCTCATTACTAAATGCTTTATTCCAGTCGATTATACCACTCGCATCTTTGCACCGCTCAAGGCGTGGCATGGCATCAAAGCACACACCGTCGAGGTCGATAATAATTGTGTCTCTTGTTTCAACAGAACCCATTTTCGTCTCTCCTTTTTACACGGGACTTTCAGGAAGGATGAACAAAGTGATTGCCATACAATAATACAATAGGTTCATATTCTCTGGCGAATGCCACAGTTTTTGAGAGTTCTTCTTTTTGTGGTATCGTGGGTTTGATTTCAAGATATTTATCAAGAGTATTCAAATAAAAATCTGGAATATATGAACCTTCAACCAGCGAATAGGGACCATAGGTAACTTCAAATATTTTAGGTTCGTATTCAAATTCAATATTTAAAGCATCAAAAAATACTGCCCATTTAGCTTCTAAATGAGAGCGATATAATGTTCCATTGTAGGTAGTCTTATTAGATTCCATTTCTTCTATCCTTAATTTTTCACAATCGAATAATTCGCAAAGTCATTTTTATCAGTCACAGTAGGCGTTCAGACAAATAATTCGCAAATAATTCGCAATAATTCGCATCGTCAAAACCGTCGAGAAGTCAATCAGCATCTACGTTTCAGCGAATAATTCGCAAAATTCGCAAAATTCGCACTTCTATATAAAAATATAAAATTTTAAATCTTAACATTACCAACAAAAAAAAATGCGAATTATGCGAATTATTCATAATAATATAATAATAATAATAATATTTATATATATAATAAGGGTTCATGGCATTTTGAATAATTCGCAACGGTTAGCGAATTATTGCGAATTATTGCGAATTATTCGAGCACATTTTCAATTAAACGAAAAACTGGCGTTGACTTTCGACTTCCTTGCCGCTTCTTGTTTTGTACTATGATTCGTCCAACTTTTTGCAAATTCTCCAATGCCTGATTGAGCTTGTAGGAGTCAATATGTTTTTGGAAATATTTATATAACTCTGTTTTTGACTTCCCCCCATTGGCACATGCTTCAAGGATTTGTTGTTCTGTTTGTTGCGATTCAGTCAAACCATAGCTTTTAAACAAAACACAAATACACTCATGCCAGTATCGTCCCGTGACGATGGCTGCCTCCATTTGTTCGGGCGAAATTTCTGGGACAGTATTTTCCACCATAGCATATTGCAAAGAAAGTTTTCTAATCTGGTCTGGCAGTCTCCCAGTGATTGGGTCAATGACATCATTTTCATTTTGATAAAACCATTCATCATAATACTGCTTCCATAATTGGCGTGCTTGGGGATGTAATTGAAATCGTGTATTCGCCCATCGGCGACGTGCGGCCACAAGTTTCTGTACGACACGATTGAGTTTATCAAAATCGGGTTCTGGTGGGTCATCATTCGGTCCTTTGCGGTCGCCAATGAAATACGAAAATCGGTTGGTGAATCCTCCTTCGGTTTCCTCGTTGGTCAGGGCGCGCAAGAGCCGTCCGATGGTAGTTGTAGTAATTAGCGAACACGAAGGATTTATCGCACTCAAAGGGGAAGTGCGAGTAGGATTATCTAATTTATCGCGGTTATCATAGGCGGCAATGAGCATCTCCGTCAACCCCGCGGAACTTTCTTTCCCAGCTTTTTTGAGCAATCCAGAAAATTCAGGGATATAGCATAGCAATCGCACTCCCTCATAATTGGCAACACCCTCCGATAGCCGTATTTTCTGGGCTCGGTATTTTGCCGGCGCTTGCTCAAAAGCTATTTCTCTAGCCTCGATGCGGGCATCAATTTCGGCTTCCTCTTTTTCATAGAGCGCAGAAAATAAATTGATAAAACCTTCGGCGCTTGCCAGTCCGCTATAATATAGTACATTTGGGTCACAACGTTGGAGTAAGTCAATGGCTTTCTCTGCTGCTGTTGTTTTGCGCGAGCGTGCTGTCACGCCTACTATGCAAGAATAAAAATTAGGATATAATCTCCTTGCATACCACATCCAACCTCTACGACCTAAGATGGCGCCGGTTGCCGTGAGTATACTGGCAAAGAGAAACTCGTCCGAGGCTTCTGTTGTATTGGTGTGCGCGTCGCGGAAATCCGCAAAGACACCTCGCCAGGCAATCTCAGGAAGCGATGGAAATACTTTGATGCCGTGGACATCCTTAAAGGCCGGTAGAAGCTCGTTCTCTTCCACAAAATGCGATAGTGTATCCTCGTGTGGAGGAGCGTCATCTATCGGCCTTTTCGGTAGCTTTGATTCTTTATCCAAGCCAGGGATAGCTGGTTCTCGTTGCGGGTGCTCGTAAGCCGATTTCAAGGTAGCTTGAGCCTCCTTCTCAGTGTATAGCTTCTCTCCCTGCGGGACCCCCTGAGCATATCGCCTCATGTAAGGTTCAACCTCAGTCTCCGATAAGCCCAAGTCCCGAAGTTGGCAAGCCAACCAGAAGCCCGTATCATTCCGCTTCCCTATATCAGCCTGTGTAAGTGCCCGCTTCAGGTAATACTCAGCCACCTTGTTAGGGTCAAGCTCCGGCACTTTCGAAACCTCGTTAGAAAATGGTACTCTATTAGGCTCTGATTCTTCAGATAGTTCCCCCATTTCTATCAAATCTTTAATCTGCTCAGGGGTTGCGCGTCTGATTGATTTCAGAAATGTCCACTGGTCGGGATAGGGCTTGTAGTGGTCAAGGGCATCGAGAAATATCGTTTTCTCTTTTGGCACATCCGCCCCAAAAAGTGGCAGATTGATATAATTCCCATATCCGAAGCTGCCGTCAGTATGCTTGATAGTATTTTGCTTCGGAAACATCTCATATATTTTGGCTTCTACATCCCTTTCCAGAACGGAGCTCGCATAATAAATAATTGCCCGCGCCCATTTCGCTTCAAGAAGCTCGGAAAAGAATACCCACACATGATATCCTTTCGACTTGCTTCTCTCGACGTAGCAGGGGATACCAAGATGGTCGATTGCCTCGGCTACAATAGCCGCGTAGCCAAGCTCATTGATATCAATATCCGCCGCTATCCACCATGTACCATTGCCGTTGAGTTGTTCAGGCGTGAGCGGGTAAATGCCTACGCGGCTTTTGCCTTGAATGTGCGCCCTAAGCACAGCGTCTGACACTTTTGCTTTTACTGCCTCTGCCGACCCTGCGCCATAAGCATCCGCGCGACCCTTGAATGTCTCACGTAAGAGGTTGATTTTCTCAAATTCATTCATCATGTCCTTCCCGGTCCCTTTCCTTTTTTTGCTGAATTATAGGGCGAGGGATATGGCCATACCCCCCGCCGTGTCCATGAAGGAAAGGATACATGGAACATATATTCATTTTAGTTTTTGCGAACAATCATCCCCACATCCAAACGCGTAGGGCGCGTCTGGAACTTTCATCCTCATGGAAAGCGGTATGTTCTCGCCAATGACATCCCACACATCAGAGCGGTCATAAGACTTGAATTTAAGTTTTTTTGAAGTTGTTCTATCTGCAATTTCCTGGCAGATAGAATAATATTTTTCATCTACAGCAGTTGCCAGAAGGGTCATCGCAGTACTCACTGAAGCATGTTGTGCTGTGATTGATTTCAAAGTTGTTCTAAGTTTTTCAAATTGTACTAATTCCTCGAAATTCATGTTTTCTCCTTCTGTTTTTGCGCTTGTACTCAGCAATGGATTCTCATTGAAAAATTGCACCAGTGCACGTCTGTTTAATTCAGCCATTGAGATATTTTCAATATGTGCAAAATCTTTCAGTATTTGATAAATATTGTCATCTATCGTCGTTAAAAATCTTTTTTTCATAATTCTCACTTGACTTAAATTTGAAAATATGATATAATTATATCATATTAAAAGATTTTTGTCAAGTGAATTTTTGAGAAATATTTTTATGCTTATGTTTTGTCCCTTATAGTGCTTGATACAATAACGTTAATGTCAAAAATATAATACAGGTGTATGAAAAATATTACAGTAGATGATACAACTTTACGAACTACTTTTCTTTAGTACCTTCAGAAACCCAGTCGTAGTATAGGTTGAAAATATATTCTCCAAAATATTAACACTGGCACACAAGTTGCATATATAATGAGTAGAAATTTTGAAGGAGGGCATCATGAAAGTTAAGTTTGAGACAAAGTGCGAAATCTGTGGAAAGGCACTCCCCGTTGGTTCAGAGGCGGAGGGCATAAAAGAGGAAAAATGGTATTTTTATTGTCCCGATTGTTTCCAAATCTACGAAGACGCAAATAAATTCTACGATTTTTTGGAAACTTCAGACAAAAGCCGCGAAATCAAAAAGGAAATGCGGCAATATGTCAATGAGAATCATTGTCCTCGTGAAGTGGCCGAAGCGATAATGTTTCGGAAATATTTTTGTCCCTTGTACTCTTTTTGTTGCTGATGACACCCAATCCGAAAGTTCTTGTCATCAGCAACAAGACACTCAGCAACGCCCCTATTAATAGGGGATTTGACGAGGCCAACGGACAAAACATATTTTTCAGCGTAATGGGTCAAAACTTTTAAGTATAATCTGCATTTGTAGTAAGTACAAAAACAAAGCCGTCATCCGACGGAATCAGTTGACGGCTTTGTTTTGAAAAATAATAGTATTAAACTTAGGAAAGGAAAGTATACAATATGTTACAATCGATTGTCAACTCAAAAGCAATTCACAAAGCTATGCGAGCTACCGTAGACCCCTACGAAGTGTCGTTGGATAGTAGCATGGAGTTTATAGAGCCTGAAACACTCGAATATTTCGGCCCTAATCGCGGTTGCTTCGAGGAGCCCGCGGTCCCTTGTGTCAACGGTCTTGCCAGAACCCTGAAAAAGCTCGGCATTCCAGAAGTCATTGGTGTTCTTGACAAGAAACGTATTAACGGATACTATCGTTGCAGTTTACTTTGCCTTGATGGTAGTATTTTGGAGGATGATGTTATGGAAAATGAATTGAACACTCTCCCTGAGTTGCGGAAAAATTCCGCCTTCGAGGAATGGATAGGCGGCGGCTATCCTGTTGACCCGGTCATTGAATACGCAGTTTACATCACGGAGAACAACGCCAAACTTTCAGTCTGCGTTCTCTGCGGTCGCACCCTAACCCACCCGGTCAGTATAAAGCGCCACGTGGGTCCAGAATGTTTTAAAAGGATCACCCCCTCTGGTAATACCTTCGTGCAGGGTGACGAAGTTGGCCAGGGACTTATAGATGCGTCCAGGGTGTATTCTGAAGAGCGATTCCAAAAATGGGTTATCCGGTCGGTTTTGACTTTGGATGCCCCTTTGCCAAAAAAGAAACTTGAATGGCTTGGAAATGAGTATTTTGGCTATAGCAATAAGCCTTCGCTTTATTATCTTGATGCCGCCAATAAATTGAATTGTATCGAGATAAGAAAGAAACACCGAATCCATCGCCAGATTACCAGTCTCTCAACTTGCGAAAACGACCTGGATTATCGAGCCTGGGGGATGGTGAAAGGAAAAGGCCTGGCATTCAAGGAATTTGAGGCCGAGGGTGATAGTCCTCGACAATGGTTGTTTTTCGATGGCAATGCCCGTCCGTGTGTCTATTTGGGAAATAATGGGCATCTCTGGTGCAATTGTCATCAAAAGAATTGCGCACATCTCCAGAAAGTTCGTAGGATATTAAAGGCCGAGGGAGGTGGTGCAAAATGATGGGATACACCGACACCATTGTTCGCAAAGCCCATATTTGCGATTGGTGTAAAAGGGAAATTCAAGCGGAGTGGTTAGCTCGGCGAGATAAATGTCGCATGAGTTTGATTTTTCACTCCAGTTGTGCGCATCGACGCGAAAATTATTTCAAGCGTTTATTAGCACAGCATCATTAGCGTAGAAGTGGCGGTGCAAATCCGCCACTTGCTTTATGGCAAGTGCAAGGAGTACAATATGACAGCACAACGTTATCTGGAGACACAGGATTATAAAGTCCAATTTGAGCAATGCACCGTGGGCATCGGTTGTATCATTTCAAAAGATTGTTTGAGTTTTTCGGCGATTGCTGATAATCATGCTTCAGCGCTGTCGCGTGCCATTAGGTATTTACAAAAATTTAGGAAGTTGCAAGAAGGAGATGGAAAAAGTGAATCGTATTAATTTCACAAACATTATTCGCCTGTGCTGGTTTTTGAGCATGGGGGTTGCGGTGGTAGTTTTGATTTGTACATTGTAAGAAATCCTTGGATTGAGTTTATCGAAATCTTGTGTAGGAGTAATGGGGCATTGGGGAGATGGAGCACTGGAGCATTGGATCTCCAACGCCCCAGTGCCCCAACGCTCCAATGGCAAAACGGACAAAAAGGAATGTCTTGTCCAAAAAACAACCAATTCCGAAAGTTCTGTTTTTTGGACAAAAAGGAGAAAACATGAAAGAAGCATATTTAATTCACTTAGAAAACTTATTCGAACAGCTTGAACCAGAAAAAATCCCACAAACAAATGTGATTGAATATTTAATCGCCTGTTTACAGGGCTTTTGCCAATCTACTGATGTTCGGGATAATCCAAAAGTTGTTTCTCAATTAATGTATTCCCCAGGGAGGCAACATTCGGACCCGCCGCAAGATTCGCCTTCCTGACAATTTCCTCTATATCGCACTCGCCCCACAAAAACGCAACAACCGCAAAAAACGAATCTCCCGCCCCGGTAACGTCAAAAATCTCTCTTTCTATTGTCGGAATGCGCCTCCCTGCATTCCTTTCAACTGAATAGTACGTCGCCCCTTTGCCACCAAGAGTAATAATACAATTCTGGATACCTCTTTCTTTGACAACCTTTTCGGCATAGAGGAGAGAATTGCCCAGAACTTCCTCTTTGGGGACCGAAAAAGAAGCAGCGATTTCTTTGTGATTTACCACCGCGCAAGCGCAATCAGGCAAGCCATCAGTGCGCCTATATCCGTTCCAATTGTATTTCACGGCTATGATTATTGGAATGTCCTGGCATTTTTCTCGGACATACAAGATATTTTCATCTGAGAGAAGCCCCTTTTGATAATCACTGAATACAACTGCCTCAATAGTTGACAAATCCTGCTTCTCGAAAGTGCTGACGAATTGAGAATGAGGTAAATTGCCATCCTCAACCGCGAGACGCAAGATGTGCTGATGATAGTTTTCATCAATCAGACGAATTTTCTGACAGGTTTTGCCATGTATGATTGAATGAAATTGAATCGATTGGAATTTGAGCCCATATTTGCGTAATTGGGCAATCGAGCAAACATCTATATCAGTTTTGCAGATGAACACTCCCGCGACGCCGAGATTGTCGAGAATCCATGCGACGTTCGCCGCGCCACCGAGTTTGTGTTCAATCTTGCCATTGAGTTTAAATTCCATCACGGGAGCTTCTGGAGAGATTTTTTCCACCGAACCAAAAATATACGAATCCAGGATAAAATCACCTATTATTAGAAATCTTTTCATATATTATGTTTCCCCTATGTAGCGGCATATTCCTCCGCCACAAGTTCGCTTTGGCGTCCTAAGAGGTCGTCTCTTTTCTCGATAATAAAGAAATAGCGGTCTTCTATGCCGATGCCATCATCAGTGACTTTGATAACTTCTCCCAACTCCGCGTCAAGGCCATCGCCAGAGCCATATAAATTCGATGTTCCAAACGTAATCACATCGGGGGGCTGCTGATAGCGAAAGAGCAACTGGCCAGAGATATTCAGCAAAACGCTAGTATCAACTTCCCATCCAGTGCTTAACTCCAAAGGACGGTAGCCATACTGTGCGATTGAGGCCACGCCCAGGGTTGGTCCATATTCGTTATTCGCTTGACCATACGTCCACTTGACGTAATTAATAACATCGCGGCGCGATGGATGGAGTCTAAAATTCATAATTTTTCGATCATCCCTCGTCTCACTCCCAATGAAATGTTTTTCAAGACCAGTAGGCAGAACACTGGGATATACCTTAGCCTTAATTCTGCCATTCCCGTTTGTGTAAATCCAGCCCTGTACGAGTTTGAGTGCATCCTGAATCATTTGAATAATACTACTCTCTGCCGGCCAGGTAGTGTCGTTGACTACATATGTAGAGCAAGCAGTGTACGCCGCATCAAATGAATTAGGGTCACATGCCGCAACGAAAGTTTCGGTACTGAAATCAAACACCTCAGCTCCTAAAACTTCATTAATGAGATATTCCACAATATGAATGGGATTGAGCGATTCCAAAGGTGTCGTATCAACCAAATTCTGGTCAAACGTAATCGCTGTTGCCAGCTTGCCATCAATGATCTCTTTTAGGATATCTACAATCACGAAATTGCAACTTCTCGCTTCCGTCAATTCCAAAGTCTCCACCAATCCCTGAAATTGCGCTTGCACATTCTGGTCTAAATCAACCCCCCACCCACAGGTTATTTTAGCCCATGTCCAGATATACTTGCTTGTCGGATAGAAGTCGCCGTCAGGATGCAGATATGTATGGACTTTATCGGAGTTTTCACATACAACATCTACATTGCTCACTTGAGTTATTCCAAAAGATTTACCCAGGTATCTCCGAATGACCCCTATGCTTTCAACCCTATTTGTATAGTCGTGAATTTCCGATTCGTCGGCTTCGTAAATAAGAAACATCGGCGAGGGTATGACCAGGATAATCTTTACTTGATGGTCTATGTCCACCGAATCTGGTGTTGTAAAAATATTGACCTGGTGGTCAATATCGGTTGTATCAGATGAGTAAATTTCAACATGGTGGTCAATATCGACCTCATCCGCCTCATAGATTTGCACCTGGTGGTCGATGTCAACCTCATCAACTGAATAGATTTGCACCTGGTGGTCGATGTCAACCTCATCAACTGAATAGATTTGCACCTGGTGGTCGATGTCAACCTCATCAACTGAATAGATTTCCACCTGGTGGTCGATGTCGGTTTCGTCAGAGGAGTAGATTTGAATCTGGTGGTCAATGTCGAGCTGTGTGATGACCTCAGCTTCCGATGGTAGGTCAGAATGCCAATCAGGAAGTCCAACATTCCCGATAGCCGGTAACAAAAATCCAACAAGATGAATTTGTTCATCTATGTCACAGCGATATTCCTCATAAATCTGAACTTGTTCATCAATATCGGTTTCATCATTCTCGAAAATCTGGGACTGATGGTCAATATCGGTTTCAAGATTCTCGTAGATTTGTTCATGGTGGTCAATATCTGTTTCAGCAGCATCGTAAATCTGGTTTTGATGGTCAATGTCCGAACTGAGTGGAATCCAAACGACGATTTGATGGTCTAAATCTACCGCATAAGATTCGTAAATATTGACTTCATGGTCTATGTCAATGGAATCAGCATCATAAATCTGTTCCTGGTGGTCAATGTCCGAACTGAGTGGAATACAAACGACGATTTGATGGTCTAAATCTACCGCATAAGATTCGTAAATATTGACTTCATGGTCAATGTCTGTTTCAGTAGCATCGAAAATCTGGACTTGATGGTCTATATCAACAGAATAATCTTCAGCAGTCGTGATTACTTCACCAGTCGAATAGCAATCATCTGTTTCCGTAGCCGTAGCCGTATAAATCGTTATCCTGGAATATAGGTCTTTTGTATCGCTCATTGGTAAATCTCATGTTTGTGCTCTACTTTTGTTCCATCTGGTAACTCATACCCGATAGTTTCTGATATATCTTTCATCATCGGCCTGCCCGATTCTATCATTGCCGTTTTGTAAAAAATAGCTTTTGTGCCTTCGGGTATATCAAGCGTGACATTTCCACACTTGAGAGTTTTTATCCTCTCAAGGAAATCCTTCTCCATTGCCCTTTTTATATGGAGGTCGAACCCCTTATATATTTTCAGGACACCATGTTCTAAAACTGTTGCTTCAATCATTTATTTTCCTCACGCGTAATCAAACTTAACCCTATAAACAAAGTCCTTGTCACCATCGGTTTCGTCATTTCCAATAGCATTTACCAGGTAAATATATTGAGACGTATCGGCATGCCCGACGCCGGTGATATTTCCACCGCCTATTTTAGTCAAATTAGCCGCTGGCTCGGCTTGAGGACAAGTTCCAGGCGTCCCCGCCTTCACTTGTGCGGGCGTCTTATTTTGCGTCCACGAATCGGTAATGTCGGCATGATAAGTATTTGTTCCGACAAATTCAGATAAATCATAAGCCCAGAACCGCATATTTGATAAAGTGGAATAAGCCCCTAAATTCGTAGCTCGCCAGATGATGCATTTTACATTTGAATCATTACCTTTGGGCATCTGACCGAAATTGAGAGGATTTACTTGAGTTACTGCTGAGCCTTCTGAAGTTCTATCCGCTGGTTCAGTGCCCGCGACATTGAAACTGCGGAATTGGGTAAGGATTGCGGGATTGAGAGCAAAGAATAGACTAAGGTAAGCGGCACCGCCCGCTGGGATACCGCCTTGATTATTCCATGTCTGGCCACCATCAATTGATTTCCAGCATTTTAAAGAACATATATATCCCACGCTATCTGAAATAAACTTAATCGGACATCTTGTATCGCTTATGGAAGCTCCACTATCGGCAACATCAACTTTATTCCATGTTGTACCACCGTCTGAAGAATATGCTACCTCAATTTTAGAAAGATTTCTTCCAGTTGCCCAGACCATCCCAGACTCAGTAGCATAAAGTCTTTTTCCTTCAATAGTTTTACCACCTGTTCCCTTATTAACCCAGGTAGAGCCTCCATCTGTACTTTTCCATATACATCCAGCGGCGTTACTCTCTAAAAGATATATTGTACTTGTATCCACAGCAAATACACAATATGGAATATAAGTAAAATTACTCTTTAAAACTGACCAATTATTTCCTCCATCAGTAGTTTTCCATACTGAATTCGTTAGTACGCCGCCTGAATGGATATATCCACACATATAGCCTATTAAATTTGAAGCCATGTGAATATAGTAAATATATCCAGAAAGAGTTGCGCCTGGCGCTTGCCATATCAGGTTCCATGTTACTCCATTATCGGAAGAATAATGTACTCTCTCAGATCTCCCAACCATCCATACCTTGTTTTCATCAGTTGGTGAAAAACAAGCAAAATGAATAGCACTCGTCGCAACAGGAGTATAGACTTCGGCAAAAGTTAAACCGCCATCAGACGAACGATAGATTTTAGTTGCCCCTCCGATAAGAAATACTGATTGGTCGTTAGTTACGAGAGCTCCATTAGGCTCACTAACATCACCAGCATTGACATAATGATTAGTAAAAGATACACCATCATCATTAGAAACTTTAATTGTAATAGCTCCAGAAGGGCTACTAGAGCGAGTAAAAGAAAAAATTCTCATTTCTTTCTCTCCATTTTTTTGTCCATTTTACAACCATTCCTTTAGGTTGAGTTTATCGAAACCAAAGTTATGTAAAATGGACAAGACAATTTTTTTGTCCATTTTACAACCATTCCGAAAGTTATGTAAAATGGACAAGACAATTTCATTTTCCAAATTAACTCGCATACCCCTTACAAGTTATCCTGATACACAAATCCTGTTTATTTTCAGCCGCGGTCGCCGCGGGCACAGTCATTCTTTCCCAGAACGTGAAACTGGCTGCCGGGTTCAAATCTGAGCCATACGCAAGAGCGGCTCCCGGAGTAGCGCCCGCCAACCCGCCCTGCGTCAAGGCAAGTTTCGTCCATGTCGATTCATCGCTTCCAACACGGTCATAAGGTGTGAGAATTAGATTACGGATGATAAGGTCACCATCATTCCGGAACCAACATTGCACATCCCTTGTCTGCCCTACATCGCCGTCAAAATCTATTGGTGGATACCTGAAAATAGGGTCGCTCATATCCTGATCTTTTGAGTAGGCGTCAAGAAAATAGCTATCTTTATATACATTTACAATAACTGACATTTTCTACCTCCTTGTACGAATCACGAATTACGAGTTACGAATTACGAATCGAATTCGTCGTTACCGTTCTAATAACATAACTTCAATATTATACCGCCCACCTCTCTGGAGAGCGGCTTTAAAATCGTTAATCCAGTAAACATCCCAATAAAAGGGATTCGCCGAATCGGGGTAATAGCGGAATCGCCCCTCTTGAAAAAATGTCCGTAGCTCGGTAATCATTGTCTCAGGCACATAATAGAAAAAGAACGTCCAGGTATTTTTCGTTGTTAGCAATTCTCGCTCAATGATTACCTCATTGCGAGTATGCTCTATGGTATATGCTATCTGATTAATACCATAGGCGAGTTCCGAGCGGTCTGACGGCAGCGAAGGATATTCCTCCCAGATATAGGGGTCCGTTCCATCTCTTTTTTCAAATTTTGGCAATCCCATTTACGAGATTCCTCCTATCCACTTACCCAATTTTCCTGCAATTCCTCTGTATACGGTTGAAGTTTTCGTGCCAGCTCCCGCATTGCTTCGGGATTATCAAAGTTTACCAAGCCTGAGAATTGATTGTTCTGAATGAATGTCACCCCCGGCCTTGTTTCTACCACATCGGAGACTTGAGGTGGCTTGCCCCTTAACATCAGTGATTCAGCGTCGGGGGTGGCAGTTGTGGTTGTCTTAGGATACCCTGCGCCCAGTTGGTCAAAATATTCTTGCTGTGGTTTCATCAATATATCACGCATAGTAATATCATCAAGCGCCTGCGTGCCCAAGAGTCCTACTTTGGTAAATTCCATCCAGTCAATGGCATCTTGTTGCGCGGTGCGTGATTGGCGAACTTGTAAATCCAGCATATCAACCGCGGTCATCAATTTTTCCGTGTTTTCGCCATATACTTGAACTAACTGTTTTCGGTATTCATCAATTCGTTGCTTCTCCAATTCGGAAACAATACCATCTTGAAAAGCGGCAGCGATATACTCGCCCAGTTCTTGAGCTAATTGAATAATCTCTGGAGACTTAGTAAAGACCGCAACTAATTGTTGGAAAATCATTTCATCGAGAGTATTGGCGAAATCCTCAAGCGGCTTAATCACAGCATCGGGGTCAAACATGGATTTCCACAAATTAGTCCAGGAAGTTCCTAAAGAGGATTGTAACGTTTTGGAAAACTCCTCACCAGCGGAGACAATCTTTTCAGCGCTTTGGGTAATACTTTTTGCCGCATCCTCAGTAGCATCCTTTTGTACTCCACGGATTTGCAAATCAAGAGCATCAACGGCTAACATTATTTTTTCTGTAGTTTCCTGATATTCTTTTGTCAACCATGCTCGATAACGGTCAATTTCAAACTTCTCTTTTTGCGAAATGATACCATCATTGAGGGCAAAGGCGATATATTCACCTAATTGTCGGGCACGTTCCATCAATTCAGGCGATGTAGCAAAAACATCAACAAGTTGCTTGAAGATCATTGATTCAAGCGTCTCTGCAAAACTTTCCAATGGGTCCATGACTGAATCGGGGTCAAATAAAGATTGCCATAGGTCATTCCATGAACTTTCTAAGCCTGGGCGTAGGGCTTCGGCAAAATCTACCCCCATAAGAAGAATTTCTTTTATTTTCTCGAGACGTTTCTGAGATTCAGCACTAGAGGCGCTTTCTACCATAGACTTCCACCACTCACGATTTTCTTTGCTTGGCATCACCAATCCGCCAGCGGTATATGTCATCATTTGAGCATATATTTTGTTGATTTTCCGCAAGGATTCAGCATCCCCTTGATGTGTTTTGATTAATAATTGATATTCCTCATTAAAACTACGAACTGACTGTTCCCCTTTATTGAAATTAACCGCAATGCCAGACCAAATATCTTCCCAGGCTTTACCTATTGCCATTCCTTCACCAACAGTAATATTGCCACTTTTCGCGACATTTTGCAATTCTTTAAAGGCATCGGTTAAAGTACCTATATCGGTTTTTAGGGAACCAATTGAAATTTCAAGACTGCCAAAATAACGATTAATTTCTGCTAATGTATCAATAATATCATCTTTTGTTCCTATCGTTGCATCAGAAGTCAATTCTTTCCACCCCATCATCACATCTTTTACGGTCTCCTCGAAGCCAAGGTCAGTAAGCTCTTTCATCCTCTTTTGATGTTGCGCTGTCCGCGTTTCCTGGATTTTAAAATAAGTCTCGGTTATGCCAATTTTAATGTTTGCGGTATCCTTATGATATTGCCTTGCCTCTTCTTCGGCTTTTTGTTGCACCGCGGCATTGTCATTCCAATAATCAGCCCGTGCCTTCGTTTCCTCTTGTAATTGGACGATGGCTTCTCGCTCGGCTTGTTTTCGATATTCCGCCTCCGCTTTCGTAGCCGCTACGCTTGCCTGGACCCTATTCTTTACCCATTCATTTAACCTTTTCTGGCTTTCCTCAGCGTCTTTCTTGATAGCCTTATTTATTTTTTCTGTTTCTTCCTCAAGAATCTTATTTCTTTCACCAATAAATACCTGATCTACTGCTAATTTCTGTTGGTTTAACGCCTGTCTTAATTGCACTTCTGCAGTTGAACTTCCCTTTATTGCGGCAAGTCGTTTATCTATATCCTCTATCTCTTTTAGATGTCTTGCCTCAAGTATCTTTATTTCGTCACCGGATAATTTAGCTAAAGCATCTCGAGCTTCTTGCCTCGCATCGAGAGTATCCTTTTCAATTTTTGCTATTTCTTTTTCCTCAAGGACAATAGTCTTATCAATCTTTGGCAAAGGCGGGAGTTCAACTCGTAATCCTCTTTGTTGTTCTGCTTGCTCTATTTCACCCATCAATGCGTTATATTCCTGTCGCAAACCACGCACCTTTTCCGCTTGTTCTGCCATCCCACTAATGAAACGAGTTCTTGACCTTGTTGACATCTCGCCAAAACGTGTTTGGACTGTATACTCTTGTCTTCCAACATCGCCAAGTTGCTTATTCAGTGATTCCAGCGTTCCCACTTCTTTCCCTAATTGCTTCCCTAATTCACCCGCTCTCTGTTTAGCGCGCAGAACAAGAATTTCGCGTTCGATGTCCAAAAGTTTATATTGCTCAGCGGCATAATCAATAATCTCTTTCTTGGAGCCTGCCAGCGCCCGACCTTGCTCATCATATCCCCTTATCAATGTCGGCGATATTTCCGCAAGTTTTGCTTGCACTTCATATAATCTGTTAGATTCAGTTTGAGTAAGATTAGTTTTAGATTGCAATTCCCCTAGCTCTTTTGCCAGCCCAGTAATTTGGCCAACATTAGCCATCTCATCATTTAATTTCCCTATTGAACTAGAAAACTTTTCAACTGTTATGATTGAAGCATTATAGTCGGCGCGAAGCGCAAGAAGTGTTGCGGCAAGCAACCCTATCGCGGTAATCGTTAATCCAATGGGATTTGTGGCTAAAAACGACAACGCGCTTCCTAGCGCTGGAATTACACTGGTTGTAAGGACTGTCATCCCGGCAATGAGGGCTGGGAGAGCTAAACCTAAACCTGCTAAACTTGCCGTAATTGCAGCAAGGCCCCCCACAACCACGCCCGACCATGTAATCAAAGATTTTGTTGTATCTGATAATTGATTAAACCAACCTACCAAATTCGTCAACATGCCCAACACTTGCGTAAAAACTGGCAACAACACTTGCCCAGCCGCGACCTTTGCATTGAAAACAGCATCATTGAAGTTTTCTATTTCATTTCGTGATCCGCCTATTACTCTCGGTAATTTTTCAAAGCCGCTCACCAAAGTTGCAATGAAACTTTCAGCCGAAAGATTCATTTTCTGAATTGCTTCAGTCGAAGCGGTCCCGAACGCTTCCATCATCACTTTCCGCACTTCGGGAACACGCTCGGCAATCTGATTAATCTCCTCTGCGGTAACCTTGCCTGCGCCAACGATTTGCGTCAATGCAAGAATAACTCCCGAAAGTTCCTCACGTCCCTTGCCAACGCGTGCAAGCGCGTTCCCAAATTCCATCAATGCCTTGTTTGCTAATTGAGCATTGATGCCAACCGCTTGCAACCGTGTTGAACCCTGAATCGCTTCCTGGAGTCCCAGACCAGGAAGTTTAGCAATCTCGCGCAATTCCTTCATTTGGGCATTGGCTGCCTGAGCGCTCCCCGCAACCGATGCTAACCCTAATTTGAGAGATTCCATCTCAATAGCCGCGTCGAGCGATGATTTTGCTACCAACAGCACCGCCCCTGCCACAATGCCAGAGGCAACAGCAATCGTTTTCAATCCATCTGCAAACGCCCGTGCTTTTTCCGAACCTTCCTGCATTCCCTTGACATAATCAGAGATTGCCTTTTTGGCTCCGGCAACGGAAGTTTGCATATTGCGGACCGAGTCGCCAAACGCTTTAGAAATTTTGCCAAAGCCAGCGGAAGCCCTATCGGTTAATTTCATTAAGATGGTAACTTCTTTGTTCATTCTCGAATTACGATGTACGAATTACGATGTACGAATTGAAAAACCCTGGTTCTCTAAAGTGTCAAACGGACAAACATAAGAACTTTCGGAATGGGAGTTCACCAACGCCCGAAGCGGGCTTATGGTGTCAAAAGCAACAAAAAAAGTTCTTGTCGAAACGGACAAAAAAAGTTAGTGGTTATCTGCGGTGAAAAACCGCCTGTCTGTGAAACGGACAAAAATAAGTTTTTTCAATTCGTACATCGTAATTCGAGATTCGTACTTTCCTCACCTAAATCCTCTTTTTCCTACCTGCTTCGCGTTTGCAATTCTGGATTGTTGTTGCATCTTGTTTATTGTATCCTCTTGTTGTTCGCGCTCATATTCGGTTACCAGACCGTGAATGATTTCAAAGATTTGCATAGTGATTTCCTCCTGGTCGAGGATACCGCCTGCTGATGGCAACTGCATATCTTTAAATCGCCGACATCTGAAATAAAGAGACAGTGATTGAGTTACAAGGGATGGTGGAGTGTCATCTGATTGTTGATTGTTGATTGTTGATTGCTGATTGTCTTGTTGCTTTTGACAGAAACTTTCGGAATGGTTGTCAAAAGCAACAAAAAGATTGTTTTCCAAATCATCAATCGACAATCGACAATCGACAATCGGATGGAGGAGCTCCATCACCCCTTTCCTCAGTCCTCTTCGGTTTCAGGCGTGAGACTATTCATTCTATTAATCTCATCAAGCAGTCGGTCGGATACCCACTGAGGCAACTCGTCGAGCAGTTTTTCTGTGAACGGTATTTCTTTTTCAGGGTCCGTGCCATCGCCAATATTGCGACATTTCTTGCAAGCTGCGAGTATCTTTTGGTACGCTGCGGTTCCATACTCAAAAGACGAGCCCCCCTTCCGACTGATTTTGTACATCCTGTTTGTGATATCACGAAATTCACGGGTGGTAATTCTTTTGAGCCCAAAGTAGGCGGTCTCCATGGTCTCGGTAGGCGCGATGGGCTCTTTGTTATCATCTACCGGCCAGGGCGTTTGTGTTATGGCGTCAAAGTGAATGTGATACCATTCTACCGCGATATCTACTATTTTTAAAGGCATAAAAAGGCCTCCTTTTTTGATTGTCGATTGTTGATTGTTGATTGTTGATTGGTAATTCTTTTCAATCATCAATCGCCAATCGACAATCTAAATCCAGACCAATCATCAATCGCCAATCATCAATCATCAATCTAAAGAATTCGTACTTCATTTATGCGTAAGTTTCCTTATTATCCAAAATTGCCGCCAGCACTCTCTCATCCGTCGCGTAATACGACGCATGAAATTCTATTGTACATATTCCGCGATTACTTGTTCCCGCAATCTCAGGGAGTGGCAGTGTTGTAATTCTCGCATTCGGAATATCCACTTGGAGACGATAATTGTTTGTCCCCATGCTACTTCCCGTCCACGTGGCTACAATATCAAGTTGTTGGTCGGCAACGAAGGCATTGAAATCGTTGACATCCTCGAATTCTCTATCAAAAGCCCCAGTGACTACTAATATTCCTTCAGGCAATCCGGCGATGTAATCAGTGCCCTCAGCGGTTATTTTATCTCTTACCAGGTTGTTGACGATGCTTACCATGAAGCGTTCGATGGTAGTATCTGCCGAAGGCGCAACGCCGTTATATCCCTTCGTGAAACCGAGATTCTTGAAAATGAATGGGTGAATACTCAAATCAGCATAATCCGCGTCTGCGGGAGCAAGAGCTGCTACAGGAGCATGTTTTTGTGCCGCCCCGTCAACCGTCAAGCGCAGAACATCCCTTGCGGTATTTTCAAAGGTTAGTGTGTCTATTTTCCCACCCGCAAGCCTAAACGTCGGCGATGCACCTACCGCTCTATCAAGCGAGATTGACCACGATGGCAGCGAACTCGCTGGTACAATCGTATGTCGTTTTTCAGTGTCAACAAGCGTAACACTTGACAAACTTCCCAGTGCAGCTTCTAAAACTTCGCCAATACTTTCTGGATGCGCCCACATTTCCCAGTTGAAGGCATAATCCAATCCCGTCTTAATATCCCGATATTGCCATCGCGTCCCGCGCGCCTCCTCAGAGACCACTCTTGCCGCGGTAATCTCGGCATTCCCTCGTTGACACTCAATGTATCTTGTTGGCGCAACCGCCGTTCCATAAACGGTCTCTTTGCCCAACCCCATTTGACCTTGCCATGCAATCATTTATTTTCCTCCTTTCGGATAAATTCATCTACATATTCACACAAGAGATGCAACAATATCAAGTGCATCTCCTGAACAATCGCGGTATTTTTCTCAGGAACACCAATCCAGAAATCGACTAACTCCCTTAACTTTCCACCATCTTGATTTGTGAACCCTATCGTAATTATTCGTCTATCCTTGGCGGTTTTCGCCGCTCTTATGCAATTTGGGGAATTGCCACTTGTGCTGAGAATAATTAGAATATCACCATTCCAACCGAGCGCCTCGAGTTGTCGCGAAAAAATATTCTCATAACTATAATCGTTGCTAACCGCCGTTAGAATAGGGGCGTCGGTTGTAAGCGCAATCGCTGGGAGAGCCTCGCGGTCATCTTTGAAACGGCAAACAAATTCGGCGGCGATGTGCTGAGCTTGAGACGCACTGCCACCATTTCCACAAAGCAATAATTTAGTTTTTTGCTTGGGGCAGGTAACTGAATTGGCAATCAGAAAGCAAATTTCATCAAACCTACCCATCAAATCTATATTTTTCAATATTCTTTCCAAACAATCTAAACGATTTTCCAACTTCACCCTAAAGGCCGATACTGATTGCTTCGGAAGCCTCGCAACGCTCTCTTCCACGATACTCATGCCCCCCCCCATCTAACATTTGAAATCAACTTGATTAAAATGGTATAAGTCAACTTGCTTTCGTCAATGCCAAAAGGATTTATTGCCCCATATTCTATCGTACCATCATGGTTTGTATCATCAACTGTATCATCCCAGGTAAAATTATTATCAATTATCGGCTTCAAGTCCTCCCAGATATTGCAAACTTTTTCAAAGCTCTCAGTCAAATTCCCAGTGCTATGACTGACGGCAATAAACCATCTATATCTTTCACCAAAACCAGATGGCGCGGGTAATCCATCTACCCGCGCTGCCCGACGATGCTGGCGTTCCTCATTATC